GGCCGTGCTTCAAGCCGCCACCGTCACTCTTTTTGTGCCCACCCGGATGCTTCGTGTGGGTGAGCTTCCGAACCGAGCCGCCGTGCTTCGTGGCGATCGAGTCCGAGGGAGAGCCGCTGACGAGTTCCTTTGCTTGGTCGTGTCCAGCCATTTCACTTACTCCTTCGGGGGATGGAGGCCCCGGCCTTCCGTGCTTTCGACAAGAGAATGGCCGTCCGTTGCTTCGCAGCGTCAGAGGCCCCAAACTTACGCGCCGTTCGCGCGAGTTGCTTCGGCGGGTTCGATTTCAGCTCGTGGCCCACGCCTTCGAGAATCGCCCGGTCGCTCATTTCCCTTTACTCAAGGGCTTCCAGTGGCGCTTGGCCATTTTGGCGAAGTTGGCTTCCTTACCGAGCTTGCCGCCCGCGCCGGACTTTTCTTTGGCGAACGCTCCGACACTTTTTCCGGCGGCATGAGCTTTCTTGGTAAAGAGACCAACGGTGCCCTTTTCGCGCATCCGTTTCCCCGCTTCACTCAATGAGCCCATAGTTGGTAGCTAATCTCACTTTCAGAGAGAGTGCAAGCGCTTTCACCATTTCCTAGATATTCGAGTAATCCACGACGTACTGCGGCACTGTACCGCAACCGGTCGATGCGAGCGTACTGGTCGTTGTGAACGAGATGGCAGTGTTCACATCAGCGTGAACAGGGATGCTGGAATAGGCGCTGGATGTTCCCACCGTTCCATTGGCCGAAATCGTCAGCGTGCCGAGTGCGGGGACACCATTGGAGCCTGTCGCTTGGGCCGCGCCACCGGCTGTCCATGACAGCACGCCATTGACCGTGTTGGAGCCTGCACTGCATCCCACGCCCGCCGTTACTTGACGGAATCCAATCTTCACGTCATAGGTTGCCGTTCCAGGGCTAGCTGCTACGACGTTCACGCCTGTCAGGACAGAGCCGACATTGGTGGCCGCCGATGCGGTATTTGTGGCGGCTGACCCTCCACCGATAGGCACATACTTTCCCGTAAATTGGGTGAGCGCGGATGAGAACGTGTTGCCTGCGCGGTCATTCAGTTGGGCCGTGCCCGTGACGTTGAAACCCGCCGTTGCTGACACCACGTTAGTGCCGCTCAAATCCATCACCGTTGCAGCGTTGGTAATCTGAATGGGCGCGAAGCTGGCAATCTGTTCTTGCAAGAGTGGATTGCCGAAAACGTAGAGTGTAGTGGCTGTTCCGTTATCGCTGATTGCCGCGCCGCTCGAAGCGTTGCTGATTAGAATGCTGCTTCCGATGATGGTAGTAGAGCCACCCGCCGCCACGATTCCAGAACCGCAGAGCGAGCAGTACAGACCTGAAATCTTGGAGTTTGCGCCGCCTGTGACGCTAACAGCAGGCCTTATTCCGGCACTCTGGAAAACGGAATCGCTTACGGCATTGACTCCCTGCCCAGTCAGTGCTACTCCGGTGTAATTGCCTGCTCCGGCCGAACCCAGTCCAATCGACTGAAAATTGAGCCTGCTGAATTTTGCCTCGCCAGCGGATGCTTGAGCCAAGATTGCCGTGCCCGCGGAGACGCTGAAGCCGAATATGGATACGTCGTCAACGATGCCGAAGTTTTGATTGACGACGGAGTAGGTCTTGCCGGCCGTGCCGGGGATGTTGCCAGTGATGCCGGTGATCTGGATGTGCTGAACGGTCTGGTTGCCGCCATTGCCGTTGTACTGGAGAGCACCAGCGATTTGACCGCCGCCCGGCTGGTTGTAGAAGATATTTCCGCCATTGGCCAGCACAGCCGCTGAGACGTTCGGATGTAGCACGAAGATTGTTCCTGTGGAGTTGTTGCATCCGGTGATGTCCGGTCGGTAATTCCAGATGTTATTGTTGGTGGCTGTGAATTGAAACGGTGGAACAGAGACCAGGATGATGCCGCAGGGAAGCGCGAGCTGCTTGCCCTGACCTGGATATGCCGTCGTGATTGCCGCCTGATAAGCGGAAACAAGTCCAGGCCCGCCGTCAGTGCCAAGCGCCCAGTTTGCCGTACCTGCGATGGACTGCCCAGCGTTGGCAGAAAGCGTCCAAGCGTTGCCGTTGCAACTCAGCACGGTTACGAGACCCGTTCCATAGGGATATGCGCCCGTAGAGGCGTTCACCGCGATTAGCAGTTTCCCTACATCCGTAGCCGCGTTGCAGTTGATGGACGCGCTGGAAAACGTCGGGCTGGTGTTGGTCGTTGTGCCATCGGCGAATACGTAGCCATCCGCCTTGATGTTGTAGGGTGAAGCCGTAGGGTCGATGCGGTTCGCGGGGCCGGGATTGCCACTGCTGCTCGAAGATCCACTCGGGGGAGTGTACTGAGCATGTGACGGAAGCGCCCAAAACAATCCGACGAGCGCTCCAATCAATAGATACTTGGTTTTCATCGTGTCACCTTCGGAAGTAGAGGACGTTCACTTTGTCGCCCGTTGTCCCATTTATCCAGATGGACGATAAGCTGTAACCGGAAGGGACGTTGTCGCCGGGAAGGAATTGGGTGCCGCCGGGAGCGATAATGACGCCGGGCTTCGTGCTGGACGCGAGGGTGACATCCGACCCACCGAGCGACACGCCAAGAGCGTTGTTGGTCGAGACCGCTTGAACCTGAACCCAAGTCGCCGCGGCGCGAGTCGTTGAGAGCTGAACGGCGGTTCCGGTGGATGCGATTGAAACCTGGGCTTCATAGAGCATGGTAGGTTCTCCCGTCAGATTGCGACATCGTTAGCATTATCGGAATTCAAAGGGAAATCAACTGTGTTCATTACGGTCATTGCGAGGAGCCGTTCGTGGGCAGCGCCGCGACTGCGGCTTTACGGGCCATCTGGCGCTGCGAGTAGGTCTGGAGGACTTGGCCAATTAGATAGGCGAAGAGGATTGGGTCGTGAACGTTCTCGGTGATGGAGACCGTTTTGGTGATGGGGTTGATGACGATTTCAATCTTGAGGTCGTGCTTGCCGGCGTCGATACGGGTGGGGTCGCTCACTTGGACTCCGATATCTTCCCGGCTGCGCCCATCTTGGGCATCGTCTCGCCAGAGGCTTTACGCCCTGTGGCGCTGACTTGTGGCGTGAGGCCCATGTTGTTCTGAGCGATGAGGCGGTCGGTGATGGTGACTGCGCTGTCGGGGGCTTTGCCTGCATTCGGAATGCCGAGCTTCTCGAATAATGTCCAGATGTCCATCAGGCCAGCGCGCATGAGCTGAATGTAGAGCAGCTTGTCCGTCACCTCAGACGCGCTCAGCAACGAGCCCGGCGCTACGTCATAGGTGAACTGTTTGAGGAACCACTTCGCCCGGATATGGCGCTCGACGTTCTTCCCTTCCTTCTGGTGCTCTTGGCTCATGTAGGCGGGAATCATCGTGCCGGGGTCGTTGTCGGCGTCCTCGAAGGTCATTCCCTCGTCGCCAAGGACAGCGAGGCGGTCGTCGAGAGTGTAGAACTGGAACACGTTCGAGAGGGACATCATCGCGAACTCTCGCAGCGACGCCTCTAGAACGCGGCTCCTCATGCGGATAGCGGGCGACATCGCTTCGAGAATCTTCTCCACGGTCTCGGTCGATGGAATCTGGCCGAGGTTCATAAACTGCTGCATGTCGCGAACGCCCGATATCTTGTCCATTTCGTCGCGCAAGTCCATGATGGCGGCTTGGACGGAGGGGTCGAGAGGCTGGGCGTACTGGAGTTCGGCGTTCTTGCCTGCGACGGGATTGGTGCGGAGCTTGAGCCCGGCTTTGCGCGTGTCGATTGCGGCCATTGCGGCGCGCGAGATGGCGTTCTTGTCGGCGATGAGGTCGGGGCGGAACACCTTTTGGTTGTGGTCGCTCACTCCACGCAGGAGGCGATGGAGTTCATCTTGGAGCGTGAGGATGTCCATGAGCGGGGGCTTGCCTAGCCACGTCCACGGCCACGGGTCGAGCGGAATCTTCACGATCGGGAAGAGGCCATGCCAGTAGATATTGGGGCCGTCACGCAGCACACACGTGCGGGTGAAGGTGATGGTACGCCCG